TGAAATAAAAGGTATTCATATACCAACCCAGATGATGACCGAAGAATACATAGATAAAATCCAGGACAATTCGCATATGTCATGGAGAGGATACACAATTCCCAAAAACATATTATCTCAAGATGACTTGGAAGATTTACGTAAATGCCTGAGCATTGCACCTATTGAAGGTTTCGGGATGAAACGAGCACCGAACCAGAAATCAAACAAGATTATTCTCATGCGCGAAAACGAAAAGAAAATCTACATCCCGCGATTTTTCGGAGTCGCGAGATATGGGAATCCGGTGAATTGGGATTTATCCGATGGGGAAAACATCCATGTCCCCTTTATAAAACCAATCCGAGACTATCAAGAAAATATTGTCAACACCTATTTAGATTATGTGAAAAACGAAGAGGAAATAGGCAACGGCGGAATTTTAGAAGTACCCTGTGGACGAGGAAAAACAGTCATGGCCTTGGCAATTTGCAGCCGATTAGGCAAAAAAACACTTATCATCGTCCATAAAGAGTTTCTAATGAACCAATGGATAGAGCGTATTCAAGAATTCATGCCGACTGCAAAAGTAGGAGTTATCCAAGGGAAAAGATTCGAAATCGAAGGAAATGATATTGTGATTGGCATGATACAGACCATGTACGATCGCAACTACGAACCAGATACATTCGGCGCATTCGGCTTGACGATTATAGACGAAGTCCATCGTATCGGAAGTGAAGAGTTTTCGAAAACACTCGGTAAAGTATGTACTCCGTATATGCTCGGGATATCCGCAACCGTGGACAGAAAAGACGGCCTGACAGAAATCATCTACATGTACATTGGGAATAAAATATATAGCGAAGAAAGAGATTCTACTGACGGGGTCCAAGTCAGATCTATTCAATTCGCCTATGTAGATCAATTCGATCATAAACATGACGCTGAATATAATGAAATCGAGTATGATTATCGTGGGAATATAAAATTCTCAACCATGATTAATAAAATTTGTGCGTTCCCGCCCCGACGGCGATTCTTGGTCAAAGTTCTTTCTGACTTGATAGACGAAGATAGCGAAAAACAGATAATGGTTCTATGTCACAAGAGAGACGTGCTATGTTATTTACAGGAAGAAATCGACAAAGTAGGGTTTGCTACATGTGGACTGTATGTGGGAGGCATGAAAAAAGAAGCATTACAAGAAACAGAAACAAAACAGATTGTCTTGGCGACCTATGCAATGGCAGCAGAGGCGCTCGATATCAAAACATTAAATACATTAGTCATGGTAACACCAAAAACGGATATAGTGCAAAGTGTCGGTCGTATTTTGAGAACAAAAAGCGACAGTAAAATCATTGTGGATATTGTCGACAGTCACGACGTCTTCCAGAACCAGTGGAAGAAAAGAAGAGCATTTTACCGCAAGTCCGATTACGATATCAAGATGATAAAAAACGATACGTACAAGGACATGTCTGATATGAGTCTTTGGAAAAGCGTCAAGGAAAAAAGCGGTTCTAAAAAACAGACGAAATGTCTCATTGAAATCCCACCCAGTTTATCTGACAATCAACTGATCTAGATAAGGTACTGCTTTCGACTCATTCATGAACTTCTTGTCTGCAACTTTTTTCGGGATCCATTTTTTGAATTTTTTATCGAAAACGCATTCCATGAGAACAGTTTTATGCAAATTAACAAATCGAGATTCCTGGACATTTTCGAAATCTTCCTCCGAGTCACTTTCTTCGATCGCATCCAGATTCGAATCTTCTTTCATGTGTCTGAAAATTCCATTCAACATTTTACTGGTAGCCATATCGGGAACAAATGCATATTGGTAGAGGATTTTATTGTGAAAAGGTTTCGAAGTCTTTGCATAAAGATGATACACATCAAATGCCAAATCGGCTTCAACCCAGAAATGACAAGGTTGCAAATAAATTTGTCGATGAAAACATAGTCGCCACGTCGGCATAGGAGGAGACGAATGTTCGCTCGTCCAGATACTGGTCTTTGTTTTCGGTTGTATATTTTCCTGATCGTCAGCAATGATATTGGGGTTCCATACCGGTTTTCTGTGTATCGTGACATTCATCAAAGGCAAAACCTTACGACTACTGATATATTGGAGATGTTTAATGTCATAAGGTATATTTTCAACCGGTATTTGGAGTTGATCTTGTCGATGGATCGTACTGTCGAATTTCCACATCATAGGAATACAAAATTGGATTGGAGTTGATTTCGTTTCGCACATTTTATCCATTTCAGAGCAAAAATCAGCCATATGTTTGATCTTCAAGCTCAGACAACTCGGTTGGAAATTCGCATTGATCTGATATCCCTTGAATAAATAAATATCATCCATCAGAAACACCTTCCCTGTTGCAGGTACCGCAACAGGATCGGCGCCCGTCTTTTCCACGAAAATGCCACTAATAATCGTACCTAAAGCGAAATCTTTCGGAAAGGGACACGGTGCGAAATATACGCGTTCCCCGATTACTTGGTTTCTGGTCAATTCGCAAACGCAACAAACTTGTTGATTTTCGAAAAAAGTAAACCAGATGTATGATTTCTGGCCGTAGGGAACGGCAATTCCAATGTCGTAATCTGGGGAAAGAGAATGAGATGCCTGAGTTTCATATGCCAGTTTTATGGAAGATGGGAATCGTTTCAAGATATTTTCACGAATGGATGGAGTCAAGAGCATATTCGGATAGAGAGAGTTGTATATTATGTTATCTAAAATACAACAATAGTATTTAATCAATTTTCTGTATTTATTCTCTCAAACGAGAGAACCGGCGAACGAAGGTGTAGACGTTGTGGGTAGAAAACTAGTAATCACGGCATCTCCGATTTCACTCACTCCAACAGGAGCCATGTCGCCAACGATTTCCTCTTCTAATGACTTGTGATTTTTCGGCACATTGAGTTTTTCGAGATGAACGTTCTTCTTTTTCTGAGAAGGAGCTCTGCTTTCAATTTGTGTTTTAGCAACAGGCATCACCGCACTACGTCTTAGAAGTTCATACATGACGAAAATGGAGAGAACGCCTAAAACAGGTGTGGTATAACAGAATAAATAAATGACAACCAGAAAAACAACTACAAGTCCTAAAGATGAATTGATTAAGGGAACTAGCCAATATGGAGTCTGTACTTGAAACACTAAATAAATGGCGAAAACGAAAAAAAGTAGCTTTTCCATAATTGGCATACCCTTTAGAAATTGTTTGACATTGTCTATATTCATTTTCATAATTTCTTATATATATAATGTTTTAAAAAAACAGATGTTATTGTAATATATCATATACTCATGTCTATTGAATTTAACAAAAACCAATTTTTCTGCAATCTTATATTGCCGCAAGACGCAAACATTCAAGACGCGGAGGTGACTGAAAATACAATCAAACTATCGGATCAGATTACTATTGATAGAGAAGCTAATCCGGGATTGTATCAAAATTGTATATTGATGAAGGAATTCGATGAAAAACGAAAGGCGGAGTTAGGTTATGTAGACGCAACCAATATTCAGCAACGAACATGGTTTCAATTGACTAATTTAGTCATTGGTTGTGCCATTATGATATATGCGATTAATAAACTAAGATGACCAAATAAATTTCTTACTAAAAAATATACAATGACAACACATGCAAGTATACAAAATACCACAAATTGTGTAAAAGCACAAATGTGTAATGAAATGTCTATCAAATGTGCCGAAACATATCGCGGATCTGAACGACCATGGGGAACCTTGACAAAATGCTATAGTGTGAATGGTAATAACTTATTAAATTCGCTTGACCAACCAGAAACAAGTTTCAGTAAATTTGATTTCGACAGTTGCCATGCGTATTTTAATGGCACAAAACCATGTGAGGGTTTTGAAACTGCGAATCCTTATTTCGTGAAAACTAAAACAGACAAAGATGAAATTCCAGCACTGAATGGCATTATAGGTAGTATAAACGACACTAACGGAGAAAGCCGAATTTATATTCAAACTGTTTTAGATGATTACGTTGATATGAAAACCCGAAGAGAAGAAATAGAGAAACAATTGGCGGAAATGAATTCTGTGAACACGGATGTTAAGCTTCAAACGAAATCGCTAGTTTACACTACTCTATTTACAACGGCTTTAGGAACTTGTTTGTTGTTTTTTTTTGTCAAAATGCAATAAGTTTAAATGGTATATATATATAAATATATACGATCATGTCTAACCTCTACAAAGCATTTTCTGTCTACGAAGGGTTTACAGATAGAACTGTTTCTGATCCTTCAAACTACCCAACTCCTCAATATTATGTCGCACATTCAGCTATAGATCAAATCCAGGATTTAAGTCTCGATATTTGCAATAACATTATGAAAATCAAAGATTTGAAACGTATTAATGCAGAAAAAGTCGATTTGGCCAGAGATGCTTTGAAATTTGATATGGAGTACATGATGGCGCAACAGAAAAACACATCTATGGTAGGAATGATGACCGTGGCAACATTAATAATTGCGACTATTTGTTTAGTAGGAAGATACTCGTAATTTTAGTATCTTGATATATATTATATTATGCCACCCCCAGTGCCTTTCGAGGGATTTACTGCAACCGCGTCTTTCGACATAAAAACATTACAAAGAAATGGTTCTATCTTAAGTACAGCCAACGGGAATGCTGATGTGTATAGTGGTAGTGCAAATCCAAAGGACGATTTGATAAACCAACAGAAAAAAATAAATGAGTATTCTCAAGACGAATATCGTCGTTTACAAATCAATACTCAGAACTTGGAACAAGATTATGCCCGGATGGATATGATTCGTAAATCAGAATATCCGAAAAGAACGAAATATATATGGGTTTTAGCGATATTTGTCTCTATCGGTGTAGTTATTCTTGCGTCTCTATACTTACAAAATGTGTTGAATATAAAGTCTGCCATAATTGATCTGGTTGTGGTTCTAATTATAGCTTCGCTTTTAATCGTTGTAATAATAGTGTTTTTAGACATTAACGACAGAGATATGAACGATTTTAGTAAATTGAAACAGAACGGATCGAAATTAATTCAAATCAACGAAAAAAACAAATTTAAAGCATTGACCAATATTTCAGAAACGGACTTAACAAACAAAGGATGCAGTGGAAAAGAATGTTGTGGGGAAGGTTCGCAATGGGACGCGACCAAGAAACTATGCGTAGACCTCATCGGCTAGTTACAACTATTTAAATCGATCCTGGAAATTTAATAAGTTGTTATTATAAATATGGGATTATCAGATTTTTATAACCTCGAAACAGGTATTATTGATTTTTCAGGTAATATTCTTGCGGACGAGAAAAGAAAGCTCGCAGAGGCAGATATAGGTTGGTCGACTTTCGAAAGAAACAGAGATTTAACAAAGAGTAATAACAAAAAAAGAACGGCTTTACAATGGATATACTTGATCATCGTATTCCTGATATTTTTGTGTGGTACATTGATGGCTTTCAAACGAAAGTATGACTATGTTTTCATTGACTTACTGATGGTAATTGTCCTTTCAGCTGGCATCATTTATATTCTTGTTTTATATTTAGACATTAATAGCCGATCTCTTACTGATTTTGACAAGATACGGCCAGATGCAAGCACGCTCGTTTCGACTGAAAAAGTTGTCGTTGCACCCAAATACGGAGTAAGCGGGGAAGATGTTTCTAACGATGAAGAATCAGATTTGCTCGCATGTAATGGACAATCGTGCTGTGATGTCGGTCTTATTTGGAACGATGCAATCAAACGATGTGTGAAACCGGAATCTTTCACTTGTATGGGTCCACTCAAACAAAACGAAACAGCAGAATACGATTACAATAAAGTGTATACTGCGTATTCATGATTGATTGTTTATCTGGGGTTTTATTTTATGTGTTTTATATAAACATATTAAATTAGATAAATATGACGAGTTTACAGAAACAGATTATAGATTTTTTATCGATACCACCCACGGTAGGACAAGAAGGATTTAGTAATATTGAAGAAGTCACTAAGTCGGTCAACGAGAAGATACAAAAACAAAACGATGAATTAGATGCAGCTTTTTCGACAAAATATACACAATTAATTTACCAAGAAGAAAGGAACAAAACGGGAAGATTTGCTATTTATTGGGTAACCGTTGTATATTGGGTATTATCTTTCGTTTTTGTTTACTATCTGATTTACGGCAAAAAAGCGGAAGCTATACACTGGAAATACAGACTATTTTATAAAATACTGGTTGTTATATTTCCCTTTGTCATTGTACCGATTGAATTATTTATTAAAAACGGAGTCATTATGCTGTATCAAACGACAATGGGAAAGCCATACGAACCATCAAAATGGAAAATAATGGGAGAACCCGAAATATCAAAGAGGCCATCTGGTTACGGAGGAATTTCCACAGAAGACCCTTTAGCTCCGGCTTGAATAAATCACAAACCATTCATATTGTCGATAGTTTTATTTTTGTGGTAAAATGTTTCGCTGTCGGTTTCGCTGTCGGTTTCTCTGTCTTCGTTATTGTCATCCCCGAATGATTTCCCATTGAGTTCTGCAATCTTCTTGAGCATGACTCCTTTCCATCCCTTGCCGCTACTCTTATCTCGAAGAGGAATACATTCTCCATACAACTTCTCCATGTATTCCTCGATCTCCTTCGATTTGTTCGATTTACTCGAGTAGGTGGACCTGTACCAATCGTTGAATTCCTTGACGAGTTGATTTTTAGGAAGGTCACCTGTCGGAACAACGACGAGATGTTCCTTGACAAATTCCATAAGATAATCCTGTTTCTTCTGGTATTTCTCGCTCTCTTCCTTGACGGTTTTGCAAATGGTCACAATTCCGCCAGTACGATAAGCAATCTTCACCATCCAAGCCAACATGAACGGAGCCCAAGTTTTAAACTTTTCGTCTAACCGGTCGATGAGTGGAAATTGATATGGTTTATCCGGGTCGGTGTTTACGGGATTGTATGTAAAGTAGGAGACGAATTTCAGAACCCGAATACGTCGCCATGTGCCATGATCTCGGCTTTGTACTTTCAAATAATGATTCGCGCAAATGACCGCATTTACTTGAGGAATAAACTGCACCAATTGCCCAAACAAAGGCCGACACGAAATCGGATCGGTACCACTGGTGAGTTGTTTCATCGGTCCTTCGTTCATTTTTTCGTCCTCAGTAATTTCGTTTGTAAAGGCAAATCTCTTTCCAATCAACGCATATAATTCTGGAGAACTGACTCCACGTTTTTGACGTTCTGAAGTGTAGAAGCTCGCGTCCAATTCATTCGCATAGTCGCCCAGAATGATCCGAATGAAATTAACCAATGCCGATTTCCCATTCTTACCAATCCCGGTATAATAATGTAGACACTGGTTTAGAGTCGTGTCTCCAATCAATAACGATGCCAAGTGTTCTAGTACATATTCATACACTTCTTTAATGGGGAACAAAGTCCGTAGATAATGTTCGATTTGCCCCAGTATTTCCTTGTCTTGGACTTCGTCGATTTCGGTATATGCCCAAGGACTCGAGATCGAAATATAATCTTCCGGGTTCCCCTTTCTGAATATTTTATGCTCGAAATCCACTACGCCATTTGAACAGCAGAACAAATATTTATTTTGATCTAATTTCTGTAGAAAGGTAGGGTCGTAAAACAATTCCTTGGCTTCTTTCATAATCTTGTCCTTGTCTGAAGAAGACCCAAGACGTTGAGCAATGTCCATATACTTTGTAGCCCTGACCATTATTTTCTTGTGTTCTTCCGTGTCGGGTTCAAATTTATGTGCCATTTGCCATACTTCCATTCCTCGTTCGAAATAGAGGGGCTTGATCACACTCGAAATCGATTTTCTCAAGGAAGTCCCACTATCACTTTTTACCCAGCGGTGGTTCTCGAACCCGTACCAGATATTATCTTTGATTCCAGCCGACACGAATTGACCACGAAAAGCAACATGCAAAACATGCGCAAGATCACAATCTGTACAACCGGACCCCTTTTTACTATTTTCTTTTAAAGCAGTCGACTCGACAGTCAGATCGATCGCATGTTTCAAAGATTTTGACTGGATTTTTTCATATTCTTCCGGATTTTCTTGCTTCGCCCAGTAGACTAGAGACCGATTCGTGCGATTGTTCTGCTTTTTGTACGCCATTTTTTTCCAAGTATCGCAGATTTCGTGGATTTGACTGTAAACAAATACGGACGATTTTGCACTCATTTCGATCCACACAATCAGCAATTGTGAATTCATACTGTGTAAGGCGAACCCCACTTGAATCCATTTATTGTAAGAACCCGGTCCATAATATGTGTCGGGTAAACAGAGAACAAGGTCTCGGACTTCCTGGAGTTCATAGTCTTTCATTGGAATCGTTTCTAAAAACAGATTCACACAAGCATCGAGGTCTTCTTTTTTCTGGATCGACAGAATCATAGGAAACGTCAATGCGACAATCTCCATCTGGCCGGAAGATTTTGGCATAGATTCTTCAATCGCGGTTGCATGTCGTTTTTCATATTGCTGTTTAAATTTCTGTATTTCTGGAAGCATAGAATCTTTAATGAGAAGACTAGGTCGCGGTTTGTATCTCGGGAATAACAATCGATAATGCTGGCTCATGAGTGAGTCCTTATTTTGTTCAGTCAACATTTGGTTCACAATCCACTTGTTCTCATCTAGATCGAAATGAACATCATGAAACTGCGTCATTTCATAACAACACACGTCATCCTGTTTCTTGGAAAACGGCAGAAGCCATCCATTTTTCCCACTGCATATCGAGTCGTCGAGGACATCTTCGAACCCATTTAGATTGACAATCGGAAAATGTGCCCATTTTTGTTTCATTGCCGAGACCACGCTTCGCTGGAGCCACAACTGATGTTCCCTCGCAAACTCGAGGTTGATAATCATGTGAATGCCGTCTTTTACTACCGTCTGTTCGTTTTTAATTTCCACCCGTGGGGCAGGTTTTTCCATAATGATGACTTGGAAATGAACGTCCTCGTCCATTTCGCAAAGGTCTTGGATCGCTTCGGTATACATTTGAATCAGTTCCGAAATATGTGCTAAAGTATAGTACCTCGAGGTCTGATCTGCATGAAAGCGAAAATCAATATCCACGAGTAAGACACCATCTTGTCCCCCATTTTCGATAAACTGTCGCTGTATTAGATGGTGGTTTTTTTTAGGTTTAATTACATCTTTCATATAAAGACGTTGAAATTCATCTTCGTCTTCCGGTTTGATATGGAATTTCCGTTTACTAAATTTCGAGAACTCTGTCATAGTCAACTGCTGTCCCGCTGGGTTTGTCTGACTGATCGTATGAGCATCCAGAAAATCTTTCAATGACTTCCATTTTAACGGAGATTTCGAGGAAACGTCCATTCATTCACGTTTATATGTCTTTAGGTTATTATATTTATTAGGATTTTCTGATTTTACTATATCAATTTTTCATAAATTGAATTAAAGGTTATTTTTATGAAAAATTGATGTAAACGTAAAAAATATAAGGGGTTTATATAGTTTACACAATGAGTTCTACGTCTCAATCAATAAGGTTTTGCAAAAAATGCGATAACAAATATTACCATCGATTACATTATCCGAAAACAAAAATCCCCGATGACCCGGATGTTCAACCGATTCTGACGTTCTATTGTCGAGTTTGTGGTTTTGTCGACGATGAACCCACGCCAAATTGCTTTTGTGTTTTGGATACACAAAAACACGAAACGGTGGATATGTTTGACCACGTCTACAATCAATACACCAAAATGGATCCCACGCTTCCACATATCAGATTGCCTTGTCCGAACGCTGCTTGCAAAACGAAATCTTCGAAAGACCAGACGACTGACGCGATTTATATCCGGTACGATAGTAATGGATTAAAATATTTGTATGTTTGCACCGAGTGTGAATACAAGTGGAAAAATTCCTGAAACATTAAATATTCTAAAAAATTGATTTAGACACAAATAGTTTTCTTTATATACATACAGATTATACCTTACTACATTTATTTGACATGTCGCGACTTAATAAATCGTCGAAGAAGGAGATAGTAGTGCCTTTGGATGAAAATGATATGGAAAACGAAAACGAGTCTGATGGTTCCGATATGGAATCGGAGGAAGAAAAAGAAAATGAACGCGAGAGTAGCGATGATGAAAATTCAGTGGTAGATGAAGACGAGGAGGAAAAAGAAGATAATCTTCTCATGGAAGAAGACGAAATTATGATGGAAGATTTTGCCTCGGGAAATGCGTCTGAAGTAGACGATGATGATGACGATGAATATGAAGACGAACTACAAAAATTCAAGGATTATCAACTCATTTCAAGTTTGGAAAAACAACATCCGGAAATTACGCAAGTAAATTATGACGAAGTACTCGTGTTATCAATAGTCGTGCGAAACAAACGCGGGGAAATTATCGATCCGCTTCACACAACTCTACCTATTCTCACGAAATATGAAAAAGCAAGAGTGATTGGTTCAAGAGCAGAACAAATCAACCGAGGCGCTGCACCATCGATTCCAATTGACGAATCGATTATAGATGGGCGGATTATTGCCATTATGGAATTTGAAAACAAGTCGATTCCTTTTATCATTGCAAGACCTCTGCCGTCTGGAGGAATAGAATATTGGAAAGTTCATGATTTAGAAGTGTTGTAAGCTTTCGATACATATATTCTAACGTGATATATATAATGTTGCCGTTCATTGTGTCAACTCTAGCACCAATAGTAAATTGCATTCAACTATTTCCTCAATTATACAAAACGTGTAAAACAAAAAGTGTGAAAGATTTATCTTTTTATTCCTTAGTCCTTATTTTAATGGCAAATGTATTTT